TAACAGTTGATTTAAAACTTGAATCTCCTACAACATTTGAGGATTCATTAGTTGAATCCTCAACTGTTGACATTAATTTAGACTGTGTTTCTTCCACAGTTTGTGACATTTCTTGCGTTGTCACATCGCTCTTATTAATATTATTTGACATGCTGACGCGTATTAACTTTCCAAGGATTGCGCCTATCCAGAGAAAGCTTGGGACAATAGGAGATGCAGGGCTGCTGCGGCTCTCCATCCTTAAATAAGGATGCCATATAAAATGTGTAGCAATACTAAATAACTTTGCAGTCCCTAATCGTTATAAAGCAAGATCACACACATTAGTTGTTGAAGACCTATTGTCTTCTTTGTAAAGCGAAGAATGATTCGTATTCTTCGTAAAGGGGAAATCGTAATGTTAATTTAACGATTTTAAAAATTTCTTTCAGTAATTGCACTTCATGTTCATATTGTTCTCTACCATGCAAAGCAAATTCCAACAACGCATTTTGCACGTTTTCCTGAGTAGCAGCACGTATTTGTTTTCCACGCACCCAATTACACATATCTCGAACTGTTCCAATTAGTAACGGAGCCACATAAGCTCCACTTTGATTCTTAACAAATTTACGCTTTAGGAAATTAACATCACTTAGATTACGATATGGTACACAGAGTCCACTTTTAGCCTCATCTGTATATGTCAAACCAAAAGTACTTAACTGCTTAGTTATGGTAACTTGATTATACCAGTCAATAACAGTGGGGGAAATATTTAAAACATTATCATCACCATACGTTGCCATAGATACATGATCAGTAAAATCGCATAATAGTGGCAAATTTTCTTCTTTCTTGGCTAATAAATAGGCCATTCGCATAACAATTTGATTAAATATAGAATTAACAATTACAGTAAGTGGATTTCCAGAAGGTTGTGCATGTGTCTTCTGAAGGAGTATTCCATCCACTGAAACAACACTATTCACTATCTCTTCAAATAGAACATTTCTAACTCTAGCATTTTCATCACCATCATCATACCACTGATTTATGATATCACAAATTTTCCACAATATTTCTTGGTGTAAAGATCCATCAAAGTTTGAAAAATCACCAGCAATTACATGATCACCATATCTAGATAATTTAATACCTAGCTTATTCCAATCATTAGAGTACACATTTGTTCCTACGCATATTTCATTATCTATTCGATTACGCATTATACTCTCAATAAAGCCCAGAAAATACTGCCGTATTGCTAGAGTGTAATGCATAGGACCAGCTTCAAAAACTCGTGTTTTGCCTTGTTCAACCTTAGCAATGGGGCGTCTTTCATCTTTGAGTGTTGAAATAAAAACAACTTCGGACCGTTTATTATTTTTCGCATTATTAATAAGTACATCCACAGCTTCTTTTAGTTCAACATTTGAGCAATCCCATTCATCACTTTCACCTAACCATCCACGTTTTCCTGTAGAGGTATTCTTATTGAAAACCCACGGGAATCCGGCAGAAGATATTCTATTTATGCTGTGGGCAAAATCATAACCTTCTACACCTTTAATTGATTCTTCATAAGTCAATAGCCGAATTAAATCATTAGGGGTGTGTTTAAATTGATTAAAGACATCATTAGCTGCAATATTCAAAATATTATTATCCAATTGAGGTTGAATGGTGAATGCTTTACAAATTCCTTTCCTTAGTGGATCCACTA